TCGTTATCGTTCTTCAAGCAGCTAGCTGAAGAAGACTAACTAACCATTTGCCGGCGCGTGTGGAGAGGGTGGCTTCCGAGCGCCCCCACCGCGCTGGTCGCTTTTACTGAGAAGTTCTCGTTCTTAGTTGTTGACACATTTGTACTTGCATCAACAGCCATCGATGGACTTGGACCATACGATGGATGTTCTCTAGTCGTCTCTTTAGTGAGATTGGCCATGGCATTGACTTCTGGATTCAGGTCATAAGAGCTTAGAGGTGAGGTAAACGTTTCTAGCGTATCTCCTTCTTCCATATGATTGATATCATTCACATCAGCCATTGAATTGGCACTTTTCATAACAGCAGCTGCTGAACTTACATCTGACTTAGCTTTTTCAATTTGAGGTTGTAGGGATGCAACCTTCTGTCGTTCACTTTCAGCCAATCCAAGATAGTATTGTTTTTGCTCTTCGCTATCAGCATTGTTAGCTTTTGTAACATATGTTTTGACTCGTCGTTCAGCTGTTGACTTCTCTTTTTCGAGGTTGTTTAGATTCGTTCGTTTTGATCGTAAATCAATTCTGGCATCAGCTTGTTCTTTTGTATCGAGACCAACGTATTCTCGGACTCGATCCCTAAAGTTCATTATACTGTCCCCTGTAACAAAATTGGACACAGTTGCGAATAGTTCTTGTATACTATCTGTGAATCGTTTGAGACCATCTTTAATGAATTGAATTTCATCTTTGATCTTTCTGACCGTTTCATCCTCAACAGAGGCTCCAGCAATCAAGCCTCCTATTCCACCAATCACTCCTCCGATCAACGTTCCTAGACCAGGCATGATGAAAGTACCAATCAAAGCTCCTAAGCCAGCGCCGGTCACCCCTGCAAATGACATTCTGTCTAGTTCATTTTCAAGATCAAAATTCTCCCACCTTCGAGCAATGTATGCTCCTAAACCTGCTATAAACAAAGGAAGTGCTAGCTTAGATAACCCAACTAGACCTGCAAACAAAGATGTCGCAAGACCAGTCAGGCCAACACCACCAGCTACCTTCTTCAACAGATTGTCATATTTTCCTTCAGTAGGCGCCCCATCATCGGGCTCAGAATCTCGAGGGGACTTATCTAACCCTCCTAACAAGATTCCTTCCTTCATTATCTCAAATTGTTCCGATGCAATAATTCGCATCCTTTCACTATTGAACAACAATCCTGCCATTAGTGTCTTAATATCAAAAAGAAGAGACTCGAGCGAAGCAAACCCTTCAAGTGACAGCTCTTCTAAGTTGGCTGTCAGTGAATTTTCTTCATTTACTTTTTGAATTACTTGCCCGAGTGCCATTTACTTCTTACCTTTCAATGCGTCTGCGCCAAAGAACGCAGATACTAATACAGCAATTGATGCAAAGTATGTTGGTGCAATGTCAGCGATCAGTGTTGCTGCTTTATCCAAACCAAGTAAGGACGTTACTGCGATCCCGCATGGATACACAAGTAACCCGATCAACGAGAACCACGCCATCTTACGAATAGCATCGCGTTGGGCGTCATTATCTTCGAGTTCCTTGCGTTTAAATTCTAAATACATTGCGTGTTCTTCTTCGCTTACTACTCCATCACCATTAGTATCTGCTGGATGTATACCAGTTCCTTCTACCATCACTACCCCCGTGACATTTTTTGTTGTTCTTGACGTTCTTTCTCTTCACGTAAATATTGAAGAAGCAGTCCAACATATATGTCACGTTCAAATGGTATTAATGATTCAATTTCTGCTATACTGTATTTATGATGCTGAGCCAATGAAAAATTTAAATAGTAATAGTTCATCAGGTTGTTATGACTCAGCGCTATTGAAAAAAATCGTTGATGTTTGTTACCTCTAACGTCTTCTCTCTACCATCCTCTGTTGTATACTTGACATCATACTTAATGATAGGAGCACTATCAAAGAATGCTTTAATTTTCGTTACGTGGTTTGTTGTCAAACTTTGGATGAACTCACTCAACTCCTCTTGTGACTGATCAGCAACTTCATACACCTGGTCAGCATCAAAGATATTGAGTAGGCAGTTCTTTACGAGACCTTCCGTCGTCAGCTGAGTCTCTTTTGCGAGATCCATCGTGGGGTGACGTAATGTCATTCCGACCTCATCTGTCAGCATGACAACATTAGAAACATCTTCAGGTCTGATCACTTCAAGTTTATTGAGATCGACCTCAACCTTGTACTTCTTTCCATCTTCAGGATCGCTAATCAGAATCTCTGTGATATTACCAATACTTTTAGATCTTAGTTGAAGGAACAAATATTGTAAGTCGATCATTGAGATCGAAGAGGGATCTGTATCATCAATAATACAATTTCTGACGACTTGCTTAATTGCATCGACAATATCAGTTGCGTCTTTTGTTTCGTCGGCAATCAAAAGAATCTTCTCTTCCTTGACTGTGAATGGACGTAAGGATATTTCTTGTTGTGTAGTAGGTAATGTCGCTTTGAATATAGGGACATCAATCTTAGGAAGAGCCATAATATATCTCCATTATATTTACATTATTTTTGGACAGGTAATCGTCCAGGGTCGGTAATCGGAATGTTGATTTGAGTAGATACCTGTCCTCCAGGTCCTAGTGTCAGGTCACCAATCCCTGTTCTCAAAGTTCCTGTTACACCACTTGTTCCAACACGAACAGAACCGACGGTCACGCCACCCTCAATACCACCTGGTCCGATACTAATATCGACACCAACGTTTGGTAGACCACTATCAGGTGTGTTACCAGCTCCAACAACATTTCCGAGTCCTGTAGAAACATTATGTTGCTCTGCTTTCCAGAACTTATACTGGAAGGATAGAGGGACTCGAGCAATTGTATTATTATTGTTCCAGTTAAGATCGATGTCGCCGATCGCATTAGGATACGCATCATAGATACGGTAATGAATAACACTGTTATTTTCTGGCTCGACTTGGGAACCATATCCTATATGTTGATCGAGTAAGAATATGTCAATATCGGCCTGGTAGGAATACGGGTAAGCTACTTCATACGCATATCCATTACCTCCACCGAACTGATCAATCATTTCATTCTTTGTCTCTGACATCAGCTGCTCATTACCGATAATAAAGTCCATCCATCTATTAAATAGACCGACATTGTTCCCCTTACGATCAACAATTACTGTACACGTAAGCTCACTATGAAGGTTTGTCGTTGGTCGTCTTTCTAATGGTCCGTATCCAAATCTCCGCACATCTACTAGGGATGTGCTCTTGCCAGGTAGATTGACGCTATCGATAAAGAATATTAAATCCGAAGCGACATCAGCTCCAGACGCAGCCAACCATGATCCGCCCTTAGGAACAATACGCATGATGAACTTACTTGAATTCGCAGGTCCCCCCACCTCGTTCATCTTTGCATTAAACTGATCTATGTTAAGCACGCGCTTTCTCCCTGGATTCTTTCCACACCTTTGCTTTGTCTGCCTTTGCAAATCTCTCGGTCGGTAAGAATAATGCCATGTCCCATTCTGAGGGATATATGTAAATGAATCTAGATCTTACATGACTGTTAAGATACTTTTTAATACATGGCTTAAAATTTCTATATTTTCTTGCACTATTTAGTAGCCCATACGATAACCTCAATCTTGTAGACTCATCATACTTACTATTGGAGGCAAGATCATATAAAGCATCCATTAATTGTGCTCTCATGATATGAGGTAGGTAATGGAGGTTGATTCCCATGAATCCATCGCTGGTGTCAGCGTAAGGGAATACTAACGGGAACCTATCAAAGTAAGGTAAGTCATTTTTTGTTTTAGGATCATAGCTAAACATGTACATGCTACCAGGATCAATTCGGTTAGTCAGTCGATCGGGATCATTTTTTAGTATAGACTTCTGATTAACGCGAGAAATGTTTTTGGCAGTGTTACGATACCAATCACGAGCTTCTTGCGAGCGGGCAGGAACTTGACCAGAACGAATCCCTTGGGACAGTAAATTGTTAAAAATATATGATGGCATTACTTAATCCCTAGCTCGTGCTCTGTCATGATCTGAAACTTCCAACCTTTGTCTTCGCAAAGCTCTTGACATGCTTTCCACTTTGCTTGGTTGATACCGTATGTCATCACTTCTCTGACATACCTCTTCGATTTATTTCCCTTCGGCGTAAGCGCTTTCGAAGGATCGGGCGCGTTTGTTTGTTTATACGGTTTAACTTCAATAACAATAGTCTCAATCTTGCCTTGCGCATTCTTCTGCTT